CTAATTCGAAAACTGGCTGATATCGAGGTCGGGTATTGCCTCTGACCAGATGATTTCGGCGTGGTCTTTCTGATAGTTTTTCGTCATATCCTCGCTCGCATGCCCTGCGATCTTTTGCCCGTCCTTTCCGGCTTTCTTGTATAGGTGCAGTGATAGCGCCCGCACTTCATGAAAGCCCGGCATTTCCTCGTCACTCCAATCCGAGTAGCACCCAGCATCCTCTCGCGCTGCCTTGAACGCGCGTGTCAAATATCGCTCTTCGATCTTCGTCCAGTGGTCCTTGGTCTGGGCCTGCTTTTGCTTCAGGCGCTCCGGGCGCCGGTGAACGAGATAGGGCGAAGCCACGTTGTCCCGGCACCGACTGATGACAGCCTGCAACTCTGGGGTCACTCGGAATCGAATCCAGGCTGCGTCACTGGCCTTGGCCGTCTTCTGCTGGATGACATACAGAAAGCCTTCCCGCACGTCCTCAAACTTCATGTCCAAAATGTCGGTTCGGCGCTGGGCGGTGATCAGTGCCAGATCGATCGCGTTCCGTAGCCAGGCCGGCGACTTCTCGCGAATCAGTTTCAGGCCCTCGACGGTATGGCGCTTGCGCTGTTTCTTTTCGATTCGGTTGATGGTGCTGGCCGCAGGATTGTCCGGACACAAGCCTTTAGCGGCGGCGTGGTTGAATATGTCGATGAGCAGGGCTCGGCACTGATTGGCGGTACGCGGCGTCAGTTCGTCGAGCATCACGGCAACCATGCGGATGCTAATCTGATCCACGGCCTTGCCTTCAAACGCTTTCCGGAATCGCCGAAAGTGAACTGCGTACAGCTGAAGCGTCCCTTTCGCGAGCTCCCTCGGCGGCAGTACGGTGGCTTCATAATGATCAAGAAATCCTGCAAACGATTCAGAGGTCACGCCCAGTACCGTTTCGACCAGATCGGCCCCCTGCATGAATGCCAGATTCAGTTGCTTGGCCGCGTCGACCGCTTTGATTCGGTCGGTCCCAAACTGAAACCACTTGCCGTCAGTCGGCCTGCGATATCGATAGGTTCCGCGCCGGTCGTCCATGTACAGATTCTGGGGCAGACCCTTGTTTGATTTGTTGCGCGGCCGGGGGACCATCATGCAGCTCCTTTCAATACCATCGCGATCAGGTCATTACCTGCTGCTTTGTTGTAGGCGGCCCAGTCGATATACCAGAGCTTGCCGATTTGCTCACCTGGGAGCTGGCCGTTGCGGATGTAATTTCGGATCGCTTGGGGGCACGGCGGCGTGCCGTTCTCGCCCCAGCGCCGACGCTGAAACTCACTGATCTTGATCAGTTCTTTTCTCATTTTCTTGGCTCCGGGCCGCGCTACGCGGCGGAAGGGTTTATCAGGCGGGTTTTGTAGTTCACTGCTATGGTCCACGCAGCCAGCAGGAGCTGGGGCAGCACCAAGGAGAGGTCATGGAATGCACCACAACGGCAGATGAGGTTTACGGCCCGCGCAATGCCAGGCTCGGCAAGCGGGCGGTGGACGGCAATATCTGGTCGGGCACAACGATGATTTTCAGAATCATCGATGACCGGGTCTACTCAATGCACGAGCAGTACCTGGGCAGGCTCAAGTACGGCATGGCGATGACCGACAGGGGAGAGCTGATCTTTATGGTGCGGTAGGCTCACGTCTTGCCCACTGCACGTATGGGCCATCGTCTGTATCGAAGATGCCCAGGAGGAACCAGCCGAGTTCCATGGGCGTTTCGGGTTCCCAGCCTAGGCAGTTGGCTGCGCCTTCTTCCCAGTAAGGGTGCGATTCAAGGTCGGCCTCCATGTGCCAGCCGACCACCTCCAACTGCTGGCCATCAAGCCACGCTTTGTAGGCGGCATGGTCTTCATCGAAATCAGGAATGTCTGGGTGATACCAGTAGCCGTCCTCGTCGCGAGTGACTTCGACAGGGCCTATCAACTTTTCTTCGGGCATGACTTCGTCCTTGCCGCACACGCGGCTGACATTGAATTGATTGAGAGGGGGTGGTTACCGCGGGGTGTTCAGCTTTCTTCTGAGCCGGGCCGGACGCCGTCACCGTTTACGTCTTCGCAAAGTTGAGCATCGCACTCTGGGCAGTCGGTGAGCCCGCAATTCTCTGCCTCCTGACACTGCTTGCATCCTGGAGTGGGTCCGTACTCGACAGGCTTGCCCTGATGATCGGCTGGCTGAGCGCGGCTGTTCCACTCGCGAACCGCAGCGTTTCTGCCCGGCTGGTCTTCAAGCTCATGCTCCTGCAGACCTACCGGCCCGCGCGCTAAACATGCGGCATGCTCACCCACAAGACCCTGGCATATGACCACCGACGCATCGCTATCCAACTGCTCAACGAAGGCATCCTGTTGCCCACAGAATGGGCATGGCAGCAGTTCAGTGCTGTCCGGCGTCTTGCTCATGATTTTTCCCCAGTGTATTCACGCCAAGCGACCTTCACGCCGTTGACCAGAAAGCCCCAGTCGCCTTTCCAGCGGCTGGTGATGAAGAGCGTGTACACGCCGCTGGGCGACACTTCGTCGATGCGGTGGTATTCGCCGTGCTTGAGCTGGGCCGTTGAGCCAGGTCGCCGCCAGTATTCGAGATCGCTATGCCCGCCAGCCAACCAGAAGTGACGGCGCTGCTCCTTGTAGAAGCCGCGCAGGATGACCGTGCGCGCATCCCACGGATGGTCATGCAGGTCGCGGTCGGCGTCGGGTCGCATGATGTGGTGTACCCGGATCGACCAAGGGCACCAGCGTATGCGCCCGAGGTGAGTTTTCCGGTCGTAGGCGTTGAACAGCCACCAGCGGCCCATGTACACCTCTTGGCCATCAGCTGACCGTATGTGCAGGTATGGGGTGCGCTTGGCGCGGGTGATGAGCCAGGCAGCGATTGCCGGGCGCGCGAGTAGCTTGGCGAGCAGTCGCCAGAAGAGATTGAGCATAAATCGGCCTCGGCGCTATATTGCGCATTCATAACAGGGGTAAAACGTGGATATATCTTGGTCGGAGTGGGTTGTTGTTCTACTCGTGGCAATACTCATTGCCGTTCTATTGCTGTTTTCCGAACTGAAGAAGTTGTCGCTTCGAATAGACGCGATAGAGGTTGACAGGGCATGGTTTGCTAGCGAAAGAGACAAACAAATTGAGAGTATTCAGGGTGATCTGAGTGATCTTAAGTATTCGCTTTCTGACCTTTCTGATTTCCAGAAGGGTGCAGGACGCTATCTGTATGACCCGGACGATCCGCGCCTTCCCATGCACACTCGAGATCGTGAGGGGCGTGACTAATAGCTTTAAAGCGATCAGGGGCAGGCACTTGCTGTGAGCGCTGGCGCTTGCTCCGCCCCGTTGGCCAGGCCTGCATGCAAGTCGACCTTGGTGCCGGCCAGCATCCCGGCGATCTGTGCGTTGAGGTCGAGCTCTGCCTCTCTGACCTTCCTGGCTTTGCCGATCTGCTTGTCTGCGAGGTAGCTCTCAATCAGAGCTTGGTGCTGGGCTTCTACTGCTACCAGCCCCTGTCCTGCGCTTTGGTGTTCTGGCGTTGTCGGGTCTTCACCACGCGGCACAAGCTCTTGCAACTTGCTCTCAACCGCGAACACCCAGGCTATGGCGAAGTGATCGCCGGCAGTGGGGGCGGAATAGCAGCTCCGGAACTTCCCAGCACGCACTCCAGCGATGTAACCATTTCGAGCCTGCGTCAGCTTCGCAAGAAGAGTTTCGTAAGCGTACAGAGCGATATGCTGGGCAGGGCTCACCCCCACAAACTTTGCACGCTCGACGCGATTATTTTTGGTATTGCACCAATGGGTGTAACGCAGGGCCTTGACGTTGAACACCTTGGCCACGACGGCGCTCAGTTGTTGATCCCATAATGGGCGACGTGCAGCTCGCGACATCGAGGATTCGGCCTCGCCAACGTCGCTGACCTTTACGTCCGTTTCGCTGAGGTGGTATTCACGCATCAGCGCCTGCGCCTGGCGCATCGCTGTGGCCGCTTCGTTCTCGTTCGAGCTTTGCGAAAGCGCCAGGCAATGCTTGATCTTGCGGATGGCCCGCTCGAGCTTTTTCGGATCGATCTGTTTTTCGGACATGGTTCATCCTTGCCTATCTTGAGGGTTTTATCTATAAAGGTGGGACGAGGTAAATCGTGATTAAAAGCGGTTGAGGACTTCGATAATTAATTATCAATACATGGAGTTTTAATGATGGAAGCAAACAAATTCTTCTCGACATCAGAGCAGGTTTCAATATTTGAAGGTGCAGTTAGCAGGCTGCGCTGGATCATCGATCGTTTGGCTGATGATCACGATGCAACGCAAAGGTACATGATGGAGTTTGTCGGCACTGTGTTCTATGCGATATCGAACGCCCCCGAATTGTTTGATCAGCTTTGCCCTCTAAATATCGAGCATTTAGGTGAGCGCTACATCTCAGCGGCCAATAGCGTTAGTAAAGGGGGGATCCAAGATTTGGATTTTCTTTTTACAGCATCTTTTCGTTTTCTATTAGAATACCAGCTTGCATCACAGACGGATTTGTCCCCTGATCTCAGATCGCTATTGGCTAGGGTTCACGATTATAACTATGACGGACAGACAACTTCTCAGTTAAAGTATGCTGAGCACCAAATGATAATAAACGTTCTTCAACGCTATTTACATCATCCCGATATGATTCATGTTCGAGCGCTGCCCGACGCAATGAGGCAATCTGAAAATTTGCGGAACCAATATGAGGCCGAGCTCAAGTCACGAGAGGAAAGAGTTGTAGAGCTTAAAAGTAAACTCGACACCTACAAGACTGCGTTTAATTTTGTTGGCCTTTACGACGGTTTTAAATCGCTGCGCAATAAAAAAGGGCGAGAAGCTCTGTGGGGAAGCTTCTGTCTATTACTTTTAGGTTTAGTTATGCTGGCACCGTTTCTAGCTAAATTCTATTCGGCTTTTCATTCTTTACCGATTTTACAGATGGATACAGCTTTTTACGTATCTCTATTTGGATTTGAGCTTCTATTGGCTTATTTTTTTAGAGTAGCTCTTCAAGGGTATAAGTCAGTGAAAGCGCAACTTATACAGATAGATCTACGCATGACTCTCTGTCAGTTTATACAAGATTACGCTGATTATGCTAAGGAGGTAAGAAAAGATAGTCCATTGCTGCTTGAGAGATTTGATCAGCTCGTCTTTAGCGGAATTGTCAGCAGTGAAGGCGCCATACCCTCGACCTTTGATGGTATTGAGCAGATTGCTAATTTGATAGACAAAGTCAGGCCTAAGTAGTTTTTTCAGCATCTATTTCTAATTTATGCATTAGCAATGCTTACGAATCCAGAAGTACTCCCTGTGATTGGGAGCGCTGAACCCTTGCCTCAAAAAAAGAGCTCCGCCGTTCAGGTTCTCGAGGAAAATCGGCGGTGTTTGTCGGTTTGGTCATCGGTGCTGATCCTAGGGGAGACATTGGATTATGCTGAACCTGTAACGTCGCCTAACGACTTCCGTGAATCGAGTAGGCGGCGCTTCAACAACTGTGCAAGGAGAGAAGTATCGGCCCTTCGTGAAGCGCTTGCGGCGAAACCCCCCGATGATGTCGGCGCCGTATTTCTAGTCGCGTAGCACCGCCCCCTGCCGCTCGAACCAAGCTTCGCAATCGGCCAGAAATTGTCGGTTGTCGGCGTGCTCGCTCGCCAAACAGGCGTTGAGGATCTGCACGTCATGGGTTACGCCGTAATCGGCCAAGGCCAGTTTCGTGGCCACCGGCGAGGCAGCACCGCAGCTGAACTGGCAAATGATGCGCGGTAAGTGAGCGCACATAGTTCATCCTCGCCGGGGTGGCGTGAGCCGTTGAAGTGGGGTATTAGTCTGTAAAGGACAATATTCTTAGTCAGGAGAGTTCGAAATGCGTTGCTATCACTTCCTCAACAAAAAATACGGACTCGAGGCTCTCGAAAAAAACAGGTTGAAAGTTTCCACTTTTGACTCGGTAAATGATCCCTTTGAGCTGTTCTGTCACTCTCTAGATAATCGTGAACTTCGTAAACGCATGGGGTCATTCAAAAGGTCTACCGCTGCCGAAGCTGGCATGATCTGTTTTAGTCGAGCAATGAGCAGCCCGGTTCAGTGGGCACACTACGCAGATAGGCACAATGGAATATGCTTGGGATTTGATATTCCCGACAAGTTCGTTACAGCTGTAAACTATGTCTCCGAGCGTCTTGACTTCAGACCAGATCGTCCTTGGGACTCAGAGAAAGTAGACCAGAGGGTCGAGGAGGCATTTCTCACGAAATTTGACCACTGGAGATACGAAGAGGAAGTCCGTTTGTTCGGCTCGCTAGGAAAACCTGATCCAGAGTCAGGTCTTTATTTTGAGTCATTTAGCGACGACATCTGCCTTGCTGAAGTCGTGGTTGGTTTTGCTTCAGATATCAGTCGCAGGGAAATACAAGATATTTTGGGCCACAACTTATCTAAGATCGAGTGCTATAAAGTAAGACCGGCATTCAAATCTTTCGCAATGGTTAGAAACCGTGATGGAAAATGGTGACAATCAGCTATCCCGCCCCGTGTACCGAGTCCCGAAACACGTCCATCTGAGCAGCGCCATCCAGCCAAGCTGCGTCTATCCGGGCGCGGGCGAGTGCCGCATATTCTGGATTCAGCTCGCAGATGATTGAGCGTCGTCCTTCCTGCATCGAAACCAGCGATGTGGTACCGGCACCGCCGAATGGGTCCAGGACCACGCCACCGCGCGGCGCACCGGCCAGGATGCAGGGCCTGATCAGGTCGGGCGGGAAGGTGGCGAAGTGGGCGCCCTTGCCATCGGCGCTGACGCCGCGGGCATCGGCGATATCGTTAACGAACTTCAGGCCCCAGGACGGGGAATCGTTGAAGAGCAAATCAACGCGGTGTCCCAAGGCTGGAAACTCAACGGCGCAATCAAAACCACTGAGCGGAAGATCGCAGGAGGGGAAATGGTCCACTGCGGCGCGCCCCTGATGAATTGGTGCGTAGGCAATGCCAGGGTTGTAGCGGTCGGCAACGCCGTGACGATCAACAAACAGGTGAGCGGCTCGGCAAAGATTGACCCGCTGATGGCGACCTTTGATGCCGTGACAATGATGGCGCTCAACCCTGAGCCGATGAAAAAGAGATTTCAGATGTTTTTCGTGTAGCCCATGGCTACGTAACCAACCCGCCTTGAGCGGGTTTTTGCTTTTCTGGGATACCGAAAATGAACAGAGCCTACAGCGTCCTTGAGATCAAGGCGGTAGATGAAGAAGCCAGGATTATTACCGGCATAGCCACAACCCCGGCCACAGACCGGATGGACGACGTGGTCGAGCCAAAGGGTGCTCAATTCAAGTTGCCGATCCCGTTCCTCTGGCAGCACCGCCATGACGCGCCGGTCGGCAATGTGACGAAAGCCGTTGTCACCGCAAAGGGTATCGAAGTCACCGTTCAGCTCGCGAAGATCGAGGAGCCAGGCACTTTAAAAGACAGGCTCGATGAGGCCTGGCAATCGATCAAGGCCGGGCTTGTTCGAGGCTTGTCTATCGGTTTCTCGCCCATCGAATCGGCAAACATCGACGGGAGTTGGGGACGGCGTTTCCTTAAGTGGGAGTGGCTTGAGCTTTCGGCCGTTACGGTCGCCGCAAACGCCGAGGCGACCATTCAGACCATCAAATCAATCGACTTGAAGCAGCGGGCCGCGTCTGGCCAGTCGGTGCTTCCTGTTGTGCATCTCGCGAAACCCGCCGGCGCTTCGGCACCCGTTATCAAAACTTTCGAAATACCGAAGCCCGAGGAGGGCAACATGAACATTCAGGAACAAATCAAATCTTTCGAATCCTCTCGCGCTGCCAAGGCGGCTCGCCTGGAAGAGATCATGTCTACCGCTGCCGACGAAGGGCGCACGCTGGATGCATCTGAGTCGGAGGAGTACGACGGCCTTGAAGGTGAGCTCAAATCGGTGGACAGCCACCTGGGTCGGCTGCGTGGGCTCGAAAAGTCCATGGTTTCCAAGGCAAAGCCTGTCGAACCAGGCCGCGTGAACAGCGTTCAAAAAGGGAATGAGTTCCGTGACAACGCAGTCATTCGAGTGGAGCGCTCGCTGCCTAAAGGTACCGCGTTCACCCGCTACGCAATTGCTCTGGCTCGATCCAAGGGCAACCTGATGCAGGCGCAGGAGATCGCAAAGAGCTGGGAAGATTCCACGCCGGAGGTGCTCACTGTTCTGAAAGCAGCCGTTGCGGCAGGCACCACCACCGACCCTGCCTGGGCAGCTCCGCTGGTTGAATACCAGAACATGTCCAGTGAGTTCATCGAACTGCTGCGCCCTCAGACCATTCTCGGCAAGATTCAAGGGCTGCGCATGGTTCCGTTCAACATCAAGATGCCCGGCCAGACGTCTGGTTCCAGCGTGGGCTGGGTGGGTGAGGGCAAGCCAAAGCCGGTATCGTCTCTGGCGTTTGACACAACCACCCTGCGCTTCACTAAAGCGGCCGGTATCGTGGTGCTGACCGACGAGCTGGTGCGCTTCAGCAACCCTAGCGCGGAGGCTCTGGTACAAACCGACTTGACTGCGTCGATGGCTGAGTTCCTGGACGTTGCGTTTGTTGACCCTGCAATTGCAGCAGTAGCTGATGTGTCGCCAGCCTCGATCACTAACGGCATTACTCCGATTGTTGCAAGCGGCACCACCGCCGAAGCTTTGAAAGCAGACGTGAAGCGCCTGTTCGCCAGCTTCCTGGCCGCCAAAGTGACCCCAGCTGGCGCTGTTTGGATCATGACTCCAACCATGGCGCTCACGATCAGCATGATGACCAACGCCCTCGGTCAGTCCGAGTTCCCTGACATCGACATGAATGGCGGCACTTTCGTGGGACTGCCGGTCGTAGTGTCGGAGAGCGTGCCGTCAAACCTGGGGACGGGTGATACGGCAGCCGGTGCAGGGCAGCGCCTGATTCTGGCCAAGGCCTCAGAAATTCTGCTCGCCGACGACGGTGGCGTGACCATCGACGTGAGCCGCGAAGCCTCCCTGCAGATGGATAGCGCACCAGGCTCTGGTTCTCAGGAGCTGGTCAGCCTCTGGCAGAACAACATGGTGGCGTTGCGCGCCGAACGCTTCATCAACTGGAAGCGCCGTCGTCCATCGGCGGTCGGCTACATCGACTCGGCTAACTACGAATCCTGATCACCCAGGGCCGGGGTTTACCCCCGGCCTACCGCAAGGAAAGGAGGTATCAAAGTGAGAATGGTAGCGCTGAAGGAATTTCGGTATGCCGGAAAGCAACTTGCTGCAGGCGATTCGTTCGATGCAGTAGATAAAGATGTGAAGGTGCTTCGCGCGATAAAAAACGCACGAATGGACACCGAAGAGTTCCTGCCGGTCGATTCGACTCAGGATTTGACTGAGGACAAATCCGCTTCGAAAAAGCGGGTCTACAAACGCCGGGACATGACGGCAGAATAAAACGTGGAGCCGCGATGAAATTTTTCAAATTTGGCCGTGGCACTGAGGAAAAGTCGCTTCGCCCGGCTGATAATCGCGGCGGTTGGATCGGCGTGGTGCGAGAGGCATTCGCCGGTGCGTGGCAGAAGAACGTCGAGGTCAATCAGGATACGGTCCTTGCCTTTTCTGCTGTATTTGCCTGCATCACGTTGATCGCATCGGATATCGCAAAACTACGGCTCAAGCTGGTCCAGCTGACTGATGACCGGATATGGGAGGAGACCACAAGCCCTTCGTTTTCCCCTGTGATCAAAAGACCAAATCATTTTCAAAACCGAATCCAGTTTTTTGAAACATGGTTTTTGTCCAAGCTTACTCAGGGCAATACCTACGCGATGAAACTGCGCGACGGGCGTGGTGTGGTGATCAAGCTGTACGTACTGGATCCGCGCAGGGTGACGCCGCTTGTGGCAGATGATGGCAGCGTTTATTACCGTTTGCTCGCGGACAACCTTTCGACGCTGGAAGATGGCGTGGTGGTGCCAGCCAGCGAAATCATTCACGACCGGATGAACTGCCTTTTTCATCCTCTGGTAGGCGTGTCACCAATCTATGCATGCGGCCTTGCCGCTATGCAGGGCAATGCTATTCAGAACAACTCCGCGAACTTCTTCCGCAACGGGTCAAAGCCGGGGGGAGTTCTAACTGCTCCAGGCGCTATTGCAGACGACACCGCGAAGCGACTGAAAGAGCACTGGGACAACAACTTTTCTGGAGAGAATGCCGGACGGGTAGCGGTCTTAGGCGACAACCTGAAATACGAGGCTATGGCGATCTCCGCGGCTGATTCGCAGCTGATCGAGCAGCTGCGGTGGTCTGCGGAAACGGTTTGTTCGGCGTTTCACGTGCCAGGATACAAAGTCGGTGTTGGGGCCCAGCCAACCAACACCAGTGCAGAGATATCCAACCAGATTTACTACTCTGACTGCCTTCAATCGTTGATCGAGGCAGCGGAACTGTGCCTCGATGAGGGACTTGAGCTGCCAGCTCCGTACGGGACCGAGTTTGACCTCGACGGCCTTTTGCGTATGGATACGGCCACTCTCTACAAGGCAAACAACGACGCAGTCGGTGGTGGCTGGATGAAGCCGAACGAAGCTCGGCGCCGAGCGGGACTGGCCCCGGTGCAGGGCGGTGATTCGCCGTTGGCTCAACAGCAGAATTACTCCCTGGCAGCGCTGGCCAAGCGCGATTCAAAAGCCGATCCGTTCGCAAAAGGATCTGATGCAGTCTCGCCGGCGGTTCCCGCCTCAACACCACCAGCCCCTGAATCTGAAGATGATCTTGCTGACCAGGCCCGCATGCTCGCGCTACTGATAGAGAAGGAATTGACCATTGAACCTTCGTGAACTGGAAGCCCAGGCGAAAGCGTTCGCCCCCATGCTTAAAGGCGTTGTTGATCGGGCTATTGATGCGTTTCGCGGCTCGCTCACGAAGGATCTGGATGAGCGTGATAAAAAGCTGCGCGATAGTATTTCGGAGTCGTTAGAGGGGCTTCCCACTGATGTCGATGAGATCGCCCAGGCTGCTGCTGCTCTGATCACTCCGCCGAAGGACGGCAAGGACGCCGATCAGGAACAGATTCACAAGACCATCGCTGAAGAGGTGGCCAAGATTCCCAGGCCTGCGGACGGCGTGTCCGTCACCGTCGATGANCCGTCGATGATGTCTTGCCCCTGATTGAGGAGCAGGTAAAAACGGCTCTCGCCTCGATGCCGGTACCGAAGGACGGCAAGGATGCAGATCAGGAACAGATTCACAGGACGATCGCTGAAGAGGTGGCCAAGATTCCCAGGCCTGCGGACGGCGTGTCCGTCACCGTCGATGATGTCTTGCCCCTGATTGAGGAGCAGGTAAAAACGGCTCTCGCCTCGATGCCGGTACCGAAGGACGGCAAGGATGCNCAGATTCACAGGACGATCGCTGAAGAGGTGGCCAAGATTCCCAAGCCTGCGGATGGCATGTCCGTCACCGTCGATGATGTCTTGCCTCTGATAGAGGAGCAGGTCAGCGCTGCAGTTGCCGCGATACCTTTGCCAAAAGATGGTGAGAGCGTCTCCATTGAGCAAGTGCAGGTGCTCGTTGATAAAGCAGTCGCATCAGCTTTGGCTGGTATCGATCCGCCAAAGGACGGCGAACCTGGGAGAGATGCAGCGCATATTGAAATCGGCCCGGGCATTGATCCTGAAAAAAGCTATCCGCGCGGTTCATATGCCAAGCACTTGGGCGGCTTATGGCGAAGCTTTGAGACCACGTCGGGTATGCGGGGCTGGGAATGCATTGTTGATGGTGTCGCGAGCCTGAGCGTCGAACAGGATGGTGAAAGGGGCTTCAAGGCCGTTGCTCAGCTGTCCAGCGGCAAGACCGATGAAAAAGCGCTTACGTTACCGGTGATGATTTACCGTGGAGTGTTCAGCGGTGCCCCCCATGTTCCAGGCGACACAGTGACGTGGGGCGGAAGTCTCTGGCACTGCGATGAAGCCACCAGCGACAAGCCTGGCGAGCTCAACAGCAAGGGTTGGCGACTGGCCGTTAAAAAGGGCAGAGACGGCAAGGATGGCGACAACGGCAAAGACCTGGTCAAAGGGGTATCCATCAAATGATGTTCATCACTCTGGAAGAGGCGAAAGACCACCTTCGTGTAGATGATGATGCTGAAGACAATGACATCAAGTTGAAGACGCACGCTGCCAGCGGTGCAGTTCGCAACTACCTGAAGTCGGCAGCGGATATCTACTTTGATGCGAAAGGGGAGGTCATCACAGCCTCAATCCCTTATGAAGTCCAAGCCGCAACCATGCTTATGCTTGGGTATCTGTACAAGGATCGCGACGAAAATTCGAACGGCGCTTTCGATACAGGCGATCTGCCGAAACCTGTGACCGCTCTGCTTTATTCACTACGCATGCCGGCGCTAGCATGAGCCTGAACGCAGGTCGCCTGCGCCATCGAATCGTTTTCCAAGAGCTCGGCACTACTCAGGACCCGAAAACAGGTGAAGAGGTCAAGGGCTGGATAACCGTGTGGGACAAGGTGCGGGCTTCAGTTGAGCCGCTGAGCACCAACGCTTTTATCGCTGCCAAGGCTGCGCAGTCCGATGCTTCGGCGCGCATCGTCATTCGCTACCGCAAAGGGGTGCTGCCTACGATGAGGATCCTTTTCCGGGGAGATGTATACAGCATCAAGGGCCAGCCACTCCCTGACACGGTTTCGGGGCTGGAGTATCTGACCATACTGGTCTCGAAGGGGGGTGCTCGATGGCTAGCCAAACAAGTGTCGACATGCGGGGCCTGGATGGCGTTGTGCAGAAGATGAGGACCTTGCCCGTGAAGTTGCAGCGTTCGGGCCTTCGTAAGGCTGCCCGCCGCGCAATGAACATTGTGCGTGACGCCGCCAAGGCCAATGCCAAAGCGATCGATGATCCGAAGACGGCCGAAAAGGTCTGGAAAAACATCGCTACGCAGGAATCGGCGAAGCGCTCCAGGCAAGAAGGCGGCGTGGTCATGCGTGTGGGTGTTCGCGGCGGTGCTGGTAGCAATCAGCACAGCAAGGAAGCGGCGGGCAACCCCGGCGGCGACACTCGGCATTGGCGATATATCGAGTTCGGTACAGAACACAACCCGGCGGCACCCTTCATGCGCCCAGCCTTCCAGTCGAACGTTCAGAACGTCACCGACAAGTTTGCAAGCGAGCTGATGAAAGAGATCGACATCGCGCTGGGTGGAATCTGATGGCCGCACCGATATTTGCGGTGTGCGCGGCCGATCCTGCGGTGCTGGCGCTGCTGGGGGCGTCGCCCACCAGACTTTATCCGTTTGGCGAGGCCCCCGAGGGAGTGGCCAAGCCCTATGCAGTCTGGCAGGTCGTCGGCGGCAGCCCTGAAAACTACCTTTCCGGCCGTCCAACTGTGGACGGTTACGCGCTGCAGGTCGATGTTTACGGCGACTCGGGCTCATCTGCTCGAGCAGTAACTGAAGCCATACGGGATGCCATTGAGCTGATCGCTTACATCACCCGCTGGGGCGCGGAGTCACGCGACCCGGTAACGAATTCCTACCGCAGCAGCTTTGACGTGGACTGGATGGTTCACCGGTAACCCTGTTTGAAAAAAAACACAGCCCGCTTTGTGCGGGTTTTTTTATGCCCGTCATTTGGAGAACATCATGGCGATTCTTACTCAAGGCACGCAGCTTTTTGCTCTGATGCCAACCGTCGCAGATCCAACGAAGCTGGAGGTGATGGAGGTTGAATGCATCACCGCATTCAACCCCGGCGGCAACCCGGCGGACCAGATCGAGACTTCTTGTCTCAGCAAAAAAAACCGTGAATACATGCGCGGTATGCGCACACCTGGGCAGGCAACCTTCGCCGTTGATGCCGATCCCCGCAATCAGTCGCATGTCCGCGTTTATGAGCTTTCGGAAAACGACGACATCGAGAGTACCGCTTGGGCTCTTGGCTGGGCTGATGGGAAAAGCAAGCCAACGCTGAACACAGCAGGTGACGACTTCGAACTTCCAGCAGATCGCACCTGGTTCCTGATTGACGGCTACGTGTCTGACTTCCCGTTCGATTTCTCGGCGAATTCCGTGGTGAAAACTGCCGGCACTATTCAGCGCTCTGGCGGATCCGTCTGGGTTCGTAAAGCCATTGTCCCAGCAGCGTAAGGAAAAACCATGAATCTGGCAGATCTGAAAAAGAAAGGTGGCGTCGTCGCTGAAGTCCTCGTGAAAAAGGAAGTCAAGTGGGTGCATACCGATTCGAAGGGCGTGGAAGTGACTGACAAGTTCACTGTGCATGTCCGTCGTCACACATTCGGCAAAATGGAAGGCATGTTCACTGGCGATGAGGCTGAGAAGTCGAAAAATGCCAGTTACCTGTCTGCCAGCGTCATGTTGGGTGCGAAAGGTGATGAGCCTTTGCCATTCGATGACGCGATGAATCTGGACCCCGGACTGGGTTGGGCGCTCATGACAGCTGTCAACGAGGTCAACCACCCCGCAAAGAGCTGACCCCCGCCGACGAGCTGATGCATGAGCTGGTGCTCAACGGCATTGGTGGAAGCACGATTGCAGAGGCTAAGGCCAATATCACCTACTCGGAGGTCTTGGCCTGGTCTGCGTACCGTGACAAGCATGGATCGCTGAACCCAATGCGACGGTTTGAGTTCTCCAGCGCGCTTATAGCGCTTCAGGTCAATCGTGCGAACGGTGGGGAAGCTGATCTGTACGACTTCATGCCGAATGCGGAGCGCCCACCGATAACGCTTGAGCAGGCCATGAGGGAATGGGGTTAACGCAATTGCCAGTAGTTGGTGTGTTGCTTTCCTCACAGTTCGTGTCATCTTGAGGCTTTTATGCAGCTTGGTGCTGGAGGGAAGGATGAGAAGAGCATGGATGGTAGTGTTTTTTGGTTTTCTGGCTGGGTGCACGCCTGTTAAAAAAGAAAGTAGCTATAGCCCTTCGGAAGCATGGGTTGATCTAAAGCCATACGTCAGTGACTCGGGTTACGAGATTTATGATTCACCAGAGAGGCTATTGAAAAAGTTAGAAATGTTAGGTGGGGCACAGAAAGAGTTTGAAACAAACTCAGAGTTTGAAAAGAGAATGTCTGCGCTGCAGAAGTCAGCGGTATTTTCCCAGATTGCAGACGTTGATATAAAGTTCAACAAAGAAACAGGCGCTGTTAGTTTCGAGAGTGTGATGTTCGATGTAAAGGACTTAGGCTATAAGGCTGAAAAGACCAAGGTCGGCCAGTTTGGGAACTCCCACCTGTCGATAGACCTTTTTCCTGTAGATAAGGTAAAAGGGAGCTATACCGGCCAAAATGCATTCGGTGCCAAAGCGGAAGTAGATGTTTTGGTTTCTGATAGGGTTTATCTGGTTTTCCCTCCATTTCCTAATGTTTCGAACAGAACGGTATATGCAAGTTTGGTTTCTGAGCTCGATATTTCGGCAAAAGAGCTAGAGGAACAGCGTGGTAATATCAGATTGGCGGTCCTGTTTCAGCCCCGAAGTAAGGTTTTGCAGGCTGATAAGCATCATGGTACTGCTACATTGAGTAATAGGCGTGATACGACAGTCAATAACTACTATGTTGATATGAATCTGGAAGGTATAGGTCTTATTAATATAAAGACAAATAAGATTTATTCTCAAAGGTTTAGGGTCAAATTAAAGGTGCTCTAA